GCCCATTCTGGACCTGCAAGTGCAGTTTGATCTTTGTACCAACTGCTTGAAAATATATGTCCACAACTTCGGCAACTCAGGTTACAAAGATTTGAAAAACGTATATCCCAATAGGTCATTTGAAAGTCGTTGTATGCACCGTCTGGTGCGGTGTCTTTTGTTCTGTGTATGTGATGTCCGTGATGCTTGTTTGCACTTTGTCTACCTGAGAAGAAGCCTGACTTCTCCTGTTCGTAACAACGTCCGCATGCACTGTTCTCTGTTTCTGTTAGCATGTCTTTACGCAGTTGCTTTTGTTCTGCACTATTCCATATTTCAGTCATGGTGTTTGTTTTACAGTTGCCTACCTGTCCTACACCCATTTCAGCATGACAACAAGGATATGCTTCGCCTGTTGGATATGCGTGTAGATGTATCCAAGGATACATACAAAATGTTTTGCTTTCGCTTAGTAGGAAACGCTCACGTGTTTCTAGATCATCTAACTTTATCTTTATTGGATCGCTACTGTTATAGTCGTAACTCATTGTGCCATTCTTTCATGCTTGGAAATGTTTTGTCAAAGTTTTTGTTACGACGTATATCGTATTGATTGTAAAATTGCCAAAAATCATTGTGTAGTTTTGGAGTCTCAAATGCCTCACTATGTGGCGTTTTTACCACGTCTAAATAGTCTAATAATCTTTGTGTATGATTTATCTCATGTTCGTGTAATAAATCGTTGTTGACATTTTGATCAAACCACTGTTGTAGTCTATCCTTGTGGTATGTGCGTAACTCATCTGGTAATGCTAATGCACTTTGAAAACTTGGAAAACGCAATATGTTAAGTGTGAAACTAGGAAAATCTCTGCCGTGTTGTTCTTTTACATGCAACAAATACGTGAGAAACTCAGGAAGGGATTCCAAACATAATGCATTAATAGTACACATGTTGTGCAAACCGCGTATCTTTCTGCTCTTGGCAAGCATGTGTAAGTTTCTAGACCATACACCCCAGTCTAATCCATCACGTATGTATTCACTTTGTTTTCCAAGACTTTCGTTTGAAGTATATATGTCAAGCGGAGCACTATCTGCCCTGTCAAGTAATTTTTCTATGTCTTCAATACTACATTGTAGGTTACTATTAATAGCAATACGTGTTTTACTTGCACCTTTATTCTCTTTAAACCAGTCTAATAGTTTCCATAAGTGCCCACTCATCATTGGTTCACCGCCAGTTATTCGTAACTCATCAAGTGTATGATGCAAGTCTGATTCCCACCACTTGAAAAATGCTTCAATGTAAGGGTTTGTTTCGTTGAACTTATACAGTTGCGAACTATCATGTGGATGTGTAAAATGATTCCTTCCATCAGATTCTAAATTGGTATATGTCCCGTGCTTCTTGATGTCTTTGACCCATGTTGTGGAGAATGCAGGGTTACAATAACTACAAGCCAGTTGACATGTTCTATCAAATGCTATCTCAAGTGTTTTTAAATTTATATCTTCGTTATGGTCTGTGGCATGGGCACACTGCAATTCATTATCAGTGTATATTACGCTTTTGTATACTCTATCGCTAATATTTTTACGCCCTATATCTTCTACTTTCCAGCAGTATTCGCAACCCTTTGGTCGCTCGCCAAACTGCATTTGCCTACGTTCTTCTTTTTTCTGTGGTGTATTGTGTAGTGCTTTTGGATTTGCTATAACATCTTCGACACTAACTTTATGCGGAAGAGGATGATGACAACTAGTGGTCATGCCACTGCCTAACCATATGGTTGCATTGTACCATTTGGCTCCGCACATACTTGAACTAAGCGGGTCCAATACTCTTTGCTTATAATCTAAATCTGTTTCGTTGGGTTGTTTTGGCATATGTATAATTATTTCTAAAAATTATCGGCCAAATATTTACACTCATTCCACCATGTTTTCATGTCAGGAAAGGTTTTTAAAAAGTTTGTACCTCTGCGCCTATCATGCTCATTAAAGAATCTGTAAAAGTCTGCTTTGTTTTGTTGTATATACTTAGAATCTAAGTTTTGTCCGTTACGCATCCAAGCAATGTCTCTGTCTAGTCTGGCTACTTCGTAATCTTTAAATCCTTTGAAACGTTTTTCTGGTTTTTCCAAATTATCATCCATCCACATCTTGCAAAGCTCTAACTCATGTACATAACTTTCAGGAAGTATTTGCAAACTTTGCCAAGTAGGTGTACGCAACACCGGTGTATCAAACCATATACGTTGATAAGTGTTGCTGTATATTTGCCTTAGTCCTAGTATGCCAGCAAATAAATTTTTAAGTGTGGTGATACTGAGATTGTTCATTGTAATAATAAACGTAATACTGTTACGTTCTGGAATATCATTAAGAAACTGGTTTACTCTGTCCCAAAGCAAATTAAAGTCCAATCCATGCCGCATGTATTCTGCTGGTTCAAACATTCCATCAAGACTAACATACTGCATGAAATGTTCTACAGTGCTTGATTTTTCACAAAGCATTGTTACATAGGCCTTATACTTTTGCCAAAGTTTTTCTTCAACACTGAAGTTAGATGTAGTACTCAAATGTAGTTTTGGTGATGGGTTTTGTAATACATGATCAAATACACGATATGTGTTTTTATCCATCATTGGTTCGCCACCAGTCATTCTAAAATGTTCAAGTTCTGGATACAGTGAGGGCCACCATTCCCAAAACGCTTCTACATATGGATTGTGTTCTCTTGCGGGTATTGGTCTGCGTTCTCCTACAAAGTGGCTAGGGTCGTTGTGTGGTGTTGAGGTTGGCCATGCACCTTCTCGTGTGGTTTCTTTCATCCAACTACTACTGTACTGCGGCGAACAATAACTACAACTAAGATTACAAGCACTGTTAAAGTCTACTTCAACATAACTAGGAACTATATTCTGATCCCACGGAACATTCTTTATAGTTTCGAAGTCCTTCATTGCCCAAGGCTCGCCAGAACGATAGTGTCTGTCACTTAGTTTGCCATTATCCTCCATTGCCCAACAGTAACTACACTCTGGCGGGCGTGTGCCTTCTAGCATCATCTTACGTTGTTGCTTCTTGTGTTCTGTGTTGTGTAATGCACCGGGGTCGAGTTTGATAGCATCAGCATCAGCTCTGTGCAGTGGAGGATGATAACAACTGTTGTTCATACCGGTTGTCAAATGCAAACTAAGTTGTTTCCATTTAGCCAAACAGAAACTTGAACTTACTGTATCCAGCTTTTGTTTTGCTATTTCAGCATCACTGAGAAACTTAGATTTAAAATCTTTGTTTACCTCATCGCCTTTATTTTGCTTCATACAACTTTTCTCTCACTGATGTATCAATGTATACCAATGGATGATCTAAAAACTGGGTACAAATTGACGCGGCTTCTTTATAATTAGCATGTTCTAATTGTAACACATCATGTTCATAAAAGTAACCGTTTTTTTGAGTCCACTCATCTGGTTGTGAAACATCTTGCAGATTCCAAGTCCCCCAATCACAAAGTTTTGACACTGCGCCACAAAATTGGTAGTGTTCGCATAATTTCACAAAGTTTTCTAAATCACGATAGTTATCTTTTTGTAGAGTAAAATTTAAAAATGTAAATTTTTGTTTCTTGTTTTTAACTAAGAAGTCAAAATTATCTAATAATATTTTCCAGTTTCCGCCGAGTCTAATTTTTTCAAACACATCTTTGCTGCCAGCATCAACACTAATACTGAAACGAGCACTGCGTAACATTTCAGTATTTTGCAATTGTTTTTTTATTAACATGCCGTTTGTTTTTATTGTTATCTTCTGCTTTGGTTTAAACTTCCAATTTTTTATTAATGGACGCATAACAAGACTTGCAAGAGGGTCACCATCACCGCTTGTTACAATATCGATCGGTTCGTCAAGCTGATCCAACCAGGTAAGTATTTGGTTTGCCGCAGCTATTTTTTTATCATACAGAGATCCAGACGTCAACATAAATTTATCTCGCCGACAGCTAGGACATTGCAGATTACAACTCCTGTCAATATTAATAACCACTTGATAATCAGATCTTAAAACATTATGATGCTTAATTCCACAATTTTGCACTGCACACCATGTATAGGTTTTAGCATCAATATCAGCTTGCAAAATTTTTGCTTTTGGGCTTGAAAAAATCTCAGGTAAACTTGTAAAGTCTTGCACTTGTCCAACAGGTATAGGCAACCAACCATCGCAAATACAAAGTATGCAATTTAAGTTGTCATCGATGCTTACTACTTTATGTGGCAAATTACAGGCAAAAGAAACTGATTTTTGTTCATCTTTGCCACGAGGCATTGCATTCATTGTATATTTGTAATCTTTGCTGAGATCAGCAAAAAGTTCTTTTACCATCCTTCTTGGCTCCGTATCACATCAATTTCGCGTGTCATAATATCTTGATTGTGCCAATTACTGCGATAATGATGTTTAAAAAACTTACTTTGTACTGGTGTAAGGATATTCATTGGTAAAGATAGTTGTCTAGCAAGATCATCGGCTTTGATACTTACTAATTCACCAGGTGCTAGATGTTTTACATCTTCCCATATAGCATCCAACTTTGCAAAGTCTTGTACGTCTTTATAGTTCCAATCCTTCTGCAACATTGTTTTATATGTTCCAAGTCTTGATCCTGCAATAGCCCATAGTCCGTGTTCTGTATCTGCACCTATATTGTGCCATATGGTTAAATGATCTAAGTTTCTATTATGTACACTTTCTTTAAACGCACTTGCACTGGGCTTGGTACCTTTATCAAGGCACATCTTTACGCCTTCTCTAAAGCCTGCACGGAAAGCATGTTTTGCACTTTCTCCAGGATATGTAGTTGAATAGCAGTTGTACATTGGCCAATATAGATCATCAAAGCAAAATTCTACGTCAGTTTCATCTGCACCCGCACTTGCTTCGTGTGTACGCATGTTTTGTACAAACGTTTTTGTCCATGAGCTAATACCTCCGTTGCCATACATAAGTCCGTTTATATCGTTGCGGGCACGCCATCTGTACACTGCTTGTTCGTACTGATCTGTTTTGTATTCGATCGTTTCGTTGAAAAAACTTTCTTGTGGCAAGTTATCGCCATCAATTAGTATAAAACGTTCTGTATCGCTTGCGTCAGCAGCCGCTTTGTGTGCCGCATCTGATCCATGTACTCCATCTACACGTTTAGCCCACGGAACCATGTTGCGTATTTTTACCCAAAATTCTTCTTTTTTGGGCTCGTCATAGCTCAAGTATATACAATCTAAATCAGCAACATCAATCATTCTTTCTATACTCACCTGAGAATGGTGTGAAATCTGTACCACCGGCAAGCACACATGCAATATTGTAGTCACCGACTTTTTGATAGCTAAAGATTGTAAACGTTCTTGTTTTAGGATTGACATACATTAATAAATCAACCGTGACCAAATCTGGCTTTGATACTGGTTTTATTGCAAACACTCCACTTGCAAACTCTTGTTCGCCGTGTTCGTTTACTATATCTGAAAGATACTCAATGCCTTGCTGACTACATGGAACCTGCATGTTTAATAATAATTGTGTTCTTTCTGGCTTCGGCATTGGTTTTGGTATTTCTTGAGCATGTGTAGTAAATGATATTAAGCCTAATATCACAATAATAATGTACTTCATAATAATTCCTTTGTCTTAAGTTTCCACTTAGTAGAACTTGTTTCATCTAAGATTAAAACATTTGTTTTATTACATGCTATACCATCAGCACTGGGCACTAATTTTCTTAGATATTGTATACTAGCTGTACTTACAAGACAATCATCTTTAACAATAACATCATATCTACCTACCGTATACTGCTCTTTTGTAACTGTGACAAAATCACCTTTTAGTTTTTCCATACTATATGCAATGGGTTCACCAGTTTCTTTATTATAGTACAATCTGTATGTGAAGTCAACCGGTTTGTTTACAAGTTCAGCACTGGCGTTTATTAATTTTATAAAGTCTTCAGCAAGCATAATATTTGCCAAATTCTACTGCAAGTTGTTTTTGATGATAGTGTACAAACCCATGTTGATTGTAACCGTTTATACGAAATACTCCTTTGTCTATCTCCCATATAAGTTCTTTATGCCAATCTTCGATCGATGTACGCAACACTTCTTGCTTACAATGTACAATCTGTGGGCCGTATCCTGGAGTAATATAACCATCAGCATTCAGTGCGTAAATTAAATCAGTATTTGCAACTTCGTCTTGTGCTCCTTGTATATCTGTTTTTACTTGATCCCATTTTTCAAAGCACTGTCTAACACTTTTAAAAAATTCTTGTGACTCTCTGCTAACACGCCAATAGGTAATTGCATTATAGACATCTGGAAGTTTATTTTTATCAAATATTTTTCTATAGTGTCTTGTGTATGCAGTTTTATTATATTGATTCCTACATCCAGTACTGATCCAAACAGGAAACTTGCGATAATGTGTCCACCAATGGTCCACCGGTCCACTGAGTATCATGTCTGCTTCTAACTTTACTGTTTCATGAAATGGACTAGCGTGATACACTTGCCAATCGTTTGACCAACCACCGGTGTTTCCCCATGGCAACTGTTTTACAAAATCAAATAGACTATTGGTATATTCAATATCAGTAAGCAAACATATTTTTACATCTGGATGCCAATAGCGTATGCTTTTTGCAAGTGTTTCAGCACATTGAATATATTCTTCTGTTGCAGGTATGATGTAGCCGTTGTCTGCTTCATATTGCATATAGATTCTCCAAATAACTTTTGCCCATTATGTGTAGATCCTGGTTACGTGTATAAAATTTTCCGTCAATGGACCACCGGTCCTCGTCTAAAGAGACTTCAACTGCAGGCTCAACATTAACAAGAGGCCATGGAATATCGCAATGCTCTGGTACAGTATTTCCGTTAGCAACTAAGAGTGCAATACTTAGGGCATAATCATTTCTAAATTTACGACCATCAAATTGAAATGCATTTGCATAGTGCTGATAATTTTGTTCAACCATTTGCCACATTCCAAACACATCTTCTGAGAATTGGCTTTTATCAAATACAACTACAGTTGCCCACCACATTGTGCTTTTGTGTAATCCAAATGTTTCTACAGTTGTTTTTTTGGTTGCTGGCATAACATTTTTGTGTGCAAAAAAACTTTGTGTACTGTTAAGTAAATTTTCAAGCACAGTACTGTTGATCATATAGTCTATATCCACCAGTAAGGTGCGTTCATAAGGTGTAACATCAAGTGCTCCACTTCTGCCAGCGTTGTGCCACAGTGTGGTTTTATCAGTGTCTTGCCAGTATTTGTAATTTTTTGTTACTGGTTTACTTACTATAATTTCTTTGTCAAATGTACTATTGTTTAAGGCAGTGTCTGTAACAATACTAACAGGAATATCTAAATATTCTTGAATCCTATTTGCACATTCTAAAGCAATTTTGGTATATTTTATATCACTGTTGAATGCATATAATAAAGCACCAACCGTCATCTTTGTTTTGACATTTCTTCATATTCAGCATGCCATGCATTCATCTGTTCTTGCCAGAGTTGTAAGGCGATTACTTGTAGTTCATCGGTGTTTACTTGTACTGGTGTATCGTATATGTCTAGTAGTATTGCAGTATCATCACAAATTTCACATAAACTTAAAAGCTCTGGACCAGCACGCCACATACCGCCATTGTGTGCAAATATCATTTTTGCTTGATATGTTTCTTTAAGCACCAGCCTTGCTTGCTGATGATCAAATCTTTTGCGTATTCTTTTGACTAAATCTTGCATGCGAATACTTAGCCACAAAAAAACCCTAGTTAATAAAAACTAGGGTTTGTAGTATTTGTTATAAAATTATGTCTGTGACCAACTTGGTGTGTTTTGTGTAACAGTTCCCCAAGTATCACTTAGTTGTGCTGTACTTGGCGGACGTACAGTTGATACCTGTGTTAATGTTCCGTCAATGTTATCAGGTGATGCTGGATCCGGTGGAGCATAGTCATCTGATAAGTCTGTGTAAATTGTTATTACATTACCCGATATGCTATATGAAACTTCAATTTCGTTTGAACCATATGGTGCACTTGGTACCTGTTTAAAGTTCAATGATGGTGTACCATCTAATGCGTATGCACCTTCTGTTGTATTAAGTGTAGTAGGTGAACCTGAGCCACCAATTTTTGTTAGGCCTGTGTATGAAACACCGTTAATAGTTTTAGCTGCGGCTGCACCAGTGAGTACCAATGTACCTGAAGCAGTTAACAAGTTTGTCCATGATGTGTTTTGATCACTGGTTGTACCACCTGATCTACTCCATGACAAACGAATTTGTCCACCTGCATTAAAAAAGTATCTCAACTGATTTGCACTTGCAAACGTAAATGTTTTTGATAGTGTTGCACTGTTGTTCCAACCTGCAGTTGAAGTAGTTGATACAGATGAGTCAGATCCTTCTGCGGCTGCAAAATTTCTGTTAGTATTTACATCTGTTATGTTCTGTGATAAAGCAGCAAAAACCGCAACTGTATCTCCAGCACTTGGCTGAGTAATTGATGTTATAGATATGCCTTGGTGTGCTGCGAGCGTAGCAGTTCTGGCTACTAAGTTTGCCCAGTTTGTGGCTGCTACAGTACCACCTGCACTAACTGCTGGCAAGGTAGTTGATTGCCCATAGCCTTTATCACCAGTTCCTGTACCCAATATAGTATTAATATTGTTTACACTGTCATCACCGGAGCCAGCGGCATTTCCCGTTGCAAATATATTGTAGTCGTCGTCTACAATGGTTGAACCTACTGTATATGTCATCTCTTTTTATTTCCTTTGTATTAGTATCTAATGATACGCTAATAGTTATACTATTAGCTGGATATCCTACATATTTATAATATTAAACTATTTTTACAATAGCTTCTATACTGCCAATTCCTTCGTCTGTTTTGCTTTCTAGAGCACGTCCAATTACGTTGAAACTTGTAATCTCATCTAAGTTTGCAGCTCTTGCGGTTCCGTTTCCGGCACTTACAAGTCTGTCACCTTTTGTAACAAATCCCATTACGTTTACAGGCACTCTTCCACTCATCGCAATTGGTGGATGCGTAGCATTTGACCCTGCATTGCCGTTCATCAAGTATGCTGGTTGTGTCGAAACAACACCAAATACTTTAGAACTTAATTCTTCTACGCAAAGTGTAACTTCGTTTACACCGCCTAGTTCAACAATTGTTCCTGGAGCGTATTCTGCATCTGCATGAAAACGCTCAGCCATATCAGCGTATTGTGCTGATGTTGCTTTAGCATGAACAGTATTGAATCCTACACTAGCAGTACCAATGTTTCCAACACCATCTGCTTGTAAATTTGTTATATCTCTTACGCCTACAGTTGCAGTTGCTCCATCAAGTTGAATCACTGTTGTAGTAACTCCACCATCGTTTACTGTTAATATAGTATCACCGTCTGATGTTTGGTTGGCTATAGTGACATCAGTTCCTGAAACTGAAATTTTAGCATCACTATCTGCACCAACAAATAATCCTGTGTCTGATAACACACTGATACTTGTGTTATTGCTTGTGGCCGCATCTGATCTCATAAAACTTGTTGAATTGAGTGTATCTAGTGTATCAGCATTTGTTGCGGTTCCGTTAAACACTGCGTTTGATACTGTTGTACTCATATTCAAACCTGGACCAATAGTAGCAAATCCTGAAATAGCTACTGCCGGAGTAAATGTAGCATCTTTTGAGAATATCGAAACTATAACGTTGTTTACATACATCTGTACCACAACGTGATCACTTGCAACGTTATCTGTAATAGTTGTTACAATAGCACCTGATGTTCCTTCGCCACTTGTAAAACTTGGACCAATAGTAATAAAAGTGGATCCATTATAAACTTTAAGTTGGTCGTTTGTTGTATCAAACCATAAGTCACCAGCTATATTTGAAGTTGGTTGGCTAGTGGATGCAGTCGCAGCCGAAATAACCTTAAAAGTTGTTCCGTTGTACACTTTCATCACATTGTTTGTTTTATCGTACCAAAGTTGACCTGTTAACGGTGCTCCTGGTGCTGATGTATTTGCCGCATTTTCAAGTAAACGTATGAAGTTCTCGTCTAAGAATTCACCGTAACCAGCGTAGTTTTTTCCGACTAGTACCTGACTCGAATCTGTGTTGATAGTACCATCCGCAACTACTGCAAAAATTGTACCATCTGTTAAGTTAATGGTATATGACATTTTGTTTTACTCCGTTTTCTAAGTGTATTTATGTTGCACTAAGATTAGTTAATGTTTGTATACGAACTGTATAATCAATTTGTATCTGTCTGTTCAATGATTTTTGAACTGGGTGAAAGATAACATGTGTTATCAATCTAAGGTCAGTTGCACTTCCGTTCCAAGTTTTTAATCCTAGTTCATCAAATACATAATCACCGTTGAAATCTGTTGAATTATCAAATGCTTGTTGCCCTGATGGCTCGCCATAATCTAACAGACAACTAACAAGTATATCTGAATAAACTTTACCTGTTGTATGTGTTATAGTAAGGTTATTACTGCTAGTGTCAGTGTTACTTGCACTGTTATCGTCTACTACTTTTGAGTAGGTTGGATTGTACAAGTTAGCATTCTGTCCTGTTGTGTTTGGTGGCAAGTAGGTAATCACTCCTGTAGGATCAACACTGCTACCGCCGTTGCCAAAACTCATACTATAAATTTGGCCAATAGTTTTATTTGCTAAACTATTTGCTATACTTTGACTTATATTTTCATAGTGTATAGCATTTCGTTTGTCAACAATAACTTCACCGCTATTAGGATCAAATATCTTAATATGCCCACTGATAGCAAGTTGTCCTGCTTCGTTTGGACGTTTTTCTTCTTGATCCACTATGGCCTCATTTTTTGTTTCTTGTTCCATACTGTATTTACCTTATTCATTAACTACCAGTTTAACTCTTTAAGAATGTTACTGCTGGTGTTGTTTGATCTTGTAACGGAATGCCGTTACTTGCAGTACCACTACCTTGTGCGTACATTACTTTAGCAGTAACTTGACTGAACCAAACTTCCACATTTGCAAGTGGTGGTGTTGTAAGTGTTACTTCTGTAAACGCACTATCTGTTGCAGTGATTGTGTAATCTGTGTCTGGTACAAGCACTGTACAAGCAACTGTGACTGTAATTGATTCAGCAAGTTCTGTACTGTCTAAGCCAGTTGGTACTATTATACTTGTTGTAAATCTAGTAGTTGTACCATCACCAACATTTGTTTTATCAGTTGTTGTTTTTTGTTGATATGTTGCAGGAAGTTGCTCTCCTGGGCCCACGTCGCTTACACTGGTTCCTGTTGCATGTGCATAGACTCCTGTGCCTGCAGTACCACGTCTGAGATCGCTAACAGTATTATTGCCTAAGTCTCTCACTCTGTATGTAATTCGTTCACCACCAACCATAAGTTGTCCAAAAATATTGTTATCTAAATCAGGCTCGCTAAGTTTACTTGCATCTTGTAGATGAATTTCTATATCGTCAATTGCAAGATCTTGTGCAAGTTGTGTTGTATTTTGCGTATTCATTCTTAGCAACTTTTGATTGCCTAACATGTCTTGAAAGATTCTAAAGTTTAAGCTGTTTGGAACCACTGTGTTTGTAAACATAGTTACTGCTAACACGTCGGCAGCATTAATAACATTTCTATCCAATACCAATGTGGTTTTGTTATCAGTGCCTGTGGTTAAATCATATTCTGATTGACTAATAAATGTTCCGTTTAATGTAACTATAAGTCTTTCAGGACTGTCTACAAGTCTGCCAAGTGCAAAGTTGTTTGTATCAATGGTTGTACCAACAGTTTCATCAAATTCACTTGCATCATAAGCATCTTCGTCGTATGCAACTCCTGTTGTAATACCTGTAGTAGTTGGTCCAACAAATACTTTTGTAAGTATGTTTTGTTGAGCAGTATCATTGTAGGTGTACACTGCGAATGTTGCGTTAGCGGCAGCACTAACACGTAAATCTAACTGATCGCCAAGTAAAATATAATCTGCTTCAGTTGTTGTGAAAATCTTAATATCACTATTAGCAGGAGGCATACTAGCAGTTGTAAATTCAACATATCTATCGCTTGATCCATCCCATGCACTTAGGTTCCAATCGACTGCTAAATTTTTCCTTACATTATCAACATAAACCAATAGATCATTATCTGCAACTAAACCTTGATTACTGATGCCAGTGGTGCTTATGTAATAAGGACCTGCACTTGAACCATCACCGGTGTATTCAATACCTTCTGGCGGACGAAGTCTTAATCCTTCACGTTGTACAACCATGTTTGCCTGGTTTGTACCACCTAAACTGTTTGTTAGTGGATCGAGTAAACTTGAACCATCGTATGTGATATACTGTACTAATGGAGTGCTCCATGAATATTGTACAGGTGTTGTTGCTCCTAGTACACCAAAAGTAATCCAATCACTAGCACCATATGTGCTTGTAAATGTAATTGCAGTAGCAAAACTACCACTAGCGGCAAACGCATAGTCTGATATTATTGTACCATTAACAAAAATTACCATTTGGTTAATCTCAGAGAACACTACTGGAATGGTTGCAACATTACTAGTAATATCACTTCCAACAATGCTTTCTTTGTAAATCTGTGAACCGCCACCTAGGCCATAAATCTTAATTGCAATATTACTTCCAATTGCACTTGGCATAGTTGCACCGAGTGTAACTACTTTGTTTACCCAGTCAATTGTGTATGCAGTGTTTGTAATGCTTTGTCCACTTGTAATATCAATTACTTCTATGCCAACTGGATGTAGCATTGCACTTGTAAAATCAAGTGTTGTTCCGGCTCCGTTAAACACAACATTTATTGTTGCAATGTTAAAGCCGTGTCCGTCACTGCTCCAATCACTGCCTGGACGTGTGTAAACTTTTAGATCAAGTGTGTCAAATTCGCTTCCAGGTATAAGTTCTTCAGGAGCATGTGAACTATAGGTATCTATAAAAGCGCCACCTACTACATTAATGTCTGTTGCACGGACACCTAAGTATGTGTCTGTAAATTCACTTTCGTAAATGACGTCAAGTATTGCAGGATCATATGTTGGTAATCCTTCTGGACCAAAATCTATGTTATCAAATGGATTTATGTCAAAGTTTCCAACATCATATCCAGTATTCTGATTAAAGTTTGGACCTTGAACTTGTACGCCAGGATAGTCTATACCTGTCATCACTTGTGCTAGTTCACGTCCTGGTTCATTTGGCTCTGGAGTATATAATCCAATAGTTCTGTCTGCACCATCTAGTGTTGATTGATCAACTTTAGTATAGTTGTCAGGATCAAATACTGTGCTACTTGTAAAATTAAAATTTACACTATAAACTTCTGGCAAACTAACGTTTACAACTCCAAGTGTTGGTACCGGATATCGAATTAATTGACCAGCAGTGTATACAGTACTTGCAGTCCAATCTAACACTTGACTGGTGTATGTAATTCTGTCATACTTGACTGTTGTTTTAAAGTCACGTACCTGTTGTGGTTCTAACACCACTACCGCAGTTGCGCCTGTTCCGTTGCCACCTGATATTGTTAATGTTGGCGTAGTTATATAACCACTTCCTAGAGTGTCTACGGTAATTCCGGTTACTACACCAGCAGTGTTTACAGTTGCAGTCATTGTTGCTTGTGTCGTTGCATCACCTGTCACTACCACTTGCGGAGGTACAGTGTAACCACTTCCGCCATTTAGAACTTTAACTTCTTTTACAATAAGTTTATAATTGTTGTACCATTGGCTCCATGGAAATGTAGTCCATACGCTAGAAGTACTTGGTACTGCACTTAGTGATGTTGGAAATTCGCTATCATCTAGTATAGGCGAAACAAATTGATTTCGCAATGCATCATAATATGCAGGAAGATCAAAGTCTGTAATACTACCGTTGTAAGTATCCTCGCCTTCATAGCGTAAGTTAAATTCTCTAACTTGTACATGATATGGTTTTACTTCTTCTATGTATTGACTTACAAAATCCTGATTGTCTCTTCTAAAAATTGGATATTCTATTAGGTCACGTATTTTATGATTGACATCAATCAGTGATGTCTTAATCAACCAGTCTGGAGCAGGTTGTTCACTCATAATAAATTCAAATGTAAGTATTAGAAGTTCGTTCCTGAATATCTTTAGTTCGTTTACAAAAATTTCTTCGTTTAATGCTTTAAGTATTTGTCTTGTTTCAACATCAGGCGCTTGTGCAAATCTTTGTGCATCAAATGCTTCAACATCAAAGCCAAAATTTCCAACTGAATAATCCCAAATTGTTTTGTCAACTGCAATGGTTCCATCTTCTAAGAAAACTCTTGTCCACTCACCAGTTGTTGTGCTATACTGATAGACTTCTTTCTTTCCAAAACTGTTTGATTCAACGGTAGCCCATGATTGATTTGGCACATCTTCGAGTGCAAGTAGATTACTATACACTTCTACTTCGTAAGCACTAGCATTTGCACTACTGTAGGTTGTTCCATCAGCATTTAAGCCATTCCAATCTACATAACTCCAATATAGTTGTGTATCATAGTTTTGTACTCTTGCTAACTGTAAACTAGGTCCAGCAATTACAGTATATATTGTCCATAGTCCTTCTTGGGTACTGTCACTTGCTACCAAATAGTTATAACCAACTGCTACTTGATTTAGATCTTGATACGTAAGTTCTGCATAGGTTAACACACGTTTATCCCACAAACCACTTACGCTTGTTGGTTCTGGATCTGAACTGTTTAGTAATTTAAAACTTTTGTCTTCTGATATAGGATACAGTTTCATTATCCTATTTGCACGTGTCATATAATTTTCAAGTGCAAGAAATCTATCTATAAAGAAACTTTGTCTTGGACGGAAACTTACACCATATTTGTCAGCAGGGCTCAAAGTAGGATCTGGCACATTGTTACCAAGTGTATCAACTCCACAATAACTATCTAAAAACTTTCTGTAAAGTCCTGTGCCTAAGAAACTGTTAGGATCATTGTCAGTGATTAAATCATATTCACTGTGTACTGCATCAGTGTTTTCTAGTTTATCAAATTCAACGTGCAGTATAGTGTCTGTCCCAACCAATTGTGTACGTACATTGTATAAACCAATTGTGTTTTGACTTAATGCCGCACTGTATGATACGCCACTTGATCTCGGATCAGATATGTATTGTGTAATAGCATTTGAACTAAGTGTTTTGCCAGTTGGAACTGCAGATAATCCTTTGACCCAATAATAATAATTTGAAACAAATGTTCCTGCACTATCAAGCTCGCTGGTTACAACGTAACTATCAGTTGTATAAACTGTGCCTGGTCCTGTGTAGTTTGCTGGTGCAACACTGTTCTTAGTCCATTGATAGACATCAACTGACGAACCTGGAAACAGTTGTCCCCAACGTCTTGCTTTGTATTCTATAGTGTCTTGATGATAATCAATGAATCTAACTGTGCTTAAATCCCACCAAAAGTGTCCTAAGTACTCATCTCTCCACTGCGAACCAAAATTGTTTACTGTGCCAGTGTTGTAGGCTGCAGGATCAATACCACCTTGATAGTTTATATTAGCACTCGCCGCTCCTAGTATTTTACCTTGTAGTGGATCAATGAAATCTAAATATGTATCTACTTCGTTACTTACTTTATCATATGTAAACACACTGTTAAGCAGAGCACTGTTGACCATTGGTTGCTGATTGTAAACAATTTTCCATGCACTTTCTTTGTTTGCATTAACAAGTTGTGTTACTCTTCCATAATCACCGGAACTATCATTTAAATCATCGTTTGGTGCTCCGACTAATAATACTCCGGCATAATAATCAACTGCACTACCAAACTTATCAAAACTTACCATGCTTGTATCGTAAATCTGTTGTCCAAAAACAAACTTGCCTGTATTGGTTGCACTTGCATTGGCGGCGTTTAAAAAGTTATAGGTATATGCTACGCCTGATTCCTCTAAAGGATCAATTAGCAGTGTGCTTTTACTATCAAAATATGTTGTATTGCTATCAAACGTGGTTGGCAAGTTAGCAGTAGCATCTGGAGCACCAACAACTAAGGTTGTTGCAGTGCTATCAATTTTAAGGCTTTGTCCAAAATGCCCAAACTGTTGTGCTACCGGAGATACAATAGTTTGTGCAAATACCATTTGAGCGAGTCCTAAATCTGCAAACGCAGTTCCTGCTCCTGGTGCTACTTGTAGTTTTATAAATGCTTCACCTGCTTGTACATCAACAAGTGTAATTTGTAATGCTCCACTGACTTCGGTTGCCTTAATGTTTGGCAAATCTGCAGTGGTGATATCAGTTACTAAACTAGCAACTGTGGTTCCAGTTAAGGTCACAAAATAATTGTTTATTCTTATACTATCAGTGGCAGTTAAAACTGGGTTAGTTACAGTACCAGTAATGGTTCCAAACAATCTGGATTGATTAATCCACCTATCAACACTTCCGCCTTGTTCTGTGATTGTACTATCATTTGGTTCTGCAATATATAGACTACAATTTGTACTACACATGTCTACCACTTGACCAAAATTGTATGCTTCACCTACTGTTGGCGAATTAATAGTTTGAACCAATCTAAAGTTGTTAGTTTCGATCTCAACAATGTCACCAACATTAAGTGTGTACGGATTTGTTGCAGTTCCAATTGTTATTGTAGTACCGCTAAAACTAAATTCTGCATTGTTATTTTGTGCAGTTGGTACTAGGTATGTTCCGTTTACTGTTACTGCTGGTGTGCCTTCGGGTGTGTCAGATGTTGTAAAACTTTGTGTGGTTGTTGATGCAGTTTGAACTTGGAAACGCTCTACACTTCTGTCATAAATGTACACCTTACCAGCATCAGTTGTTGTGGTAGATCCAACAGTAACTTCAGCACCAGGTGCTCCAATGATAACTTGTCTACCATCTGTTGTAGTGGATATGCTTTGCCCAGGTAAGTCACCAACACTACCACCGGTGTTAATAGTTTTTACAAAATCCCAATATGTTTTTGCATCAATTAGTAGTGTGCCAGAGCTAATTGCTACTAGCAACGTTACAGTATTGCCGGCAAATGTATAATCGTGTATTGGACGCAACAACGCACCATTATAGTAAACTGCAAAACTGTAAATGTCATTGACTGTGAATAAGGTAGCAGTGCTAAAAGCCGTAGTTGATCCTGAAGGTAGGTAAGTTACACCTTGACGTCTTGTTATTACAATAGTATCATTCTCATTTGGTGCAGTTCCAAATCTTACAACTTGATTTGTGCCACTTGTTTGTACCGTATAATCACTACCAGCAGTTTGTGATACATTGTTTCTGGTTACTGCTATTTGTGTTTGTGCAGTTGCATTTACCGCACTGACAACAATTGTTCCTGTAATAATAAAATCTGTTGTTGTAGCATCGCCAGTAAATTTAAGTGTTTGACTTTGCACACCAACTTGTTGATATGCCCAAACATAATCGCCACTAACAGTGGCTGTTGGAGCACTTACGTACAACCAACGCTCATCTGCACTTACTGCAACGTCTTGTCCAAAGTTGTCTACATCATTTGTTCCTGTGTTAAACAATTGTGTCTGCGAATATTCGCCGTTACTACTGTTTCTTCTTATACCGACTGCATAACCTTTATTACTATCACTTGCAGGTGCTCCTGCAACTATACGTTCGATAGTTCCAACACTTAAACTTGTGCCTGTGCCTACAAATCCAGCGGCAGTAGGTGTCATAATTGTGTTTTCTTTGTATGTATCAGTGTCTGATTTATTGTAACAGTATACGGCACCTTTTCCGCTTGCATATCCTGGTGCACCAATTGCTAGTCCACCTGTAACTCCTTGTTGAACTGTTGTACCATATAGGTCATTAAGTATCGGAGTGTCAGCATCTAATTCAGTAGCGGTACCAAATGGATTTATTTTTTGTAGTACTGCCCAGTTGCCATCACCGTAATCGTCAACCCATGCTTGGTTGCCTGGCACTATTGCATTTGCAAATGTTGAATTCACAACATCACTTGCTTGTGCAAATCTCACACTTTCAAGAGCAAGTGTCAATCCGATTCCTGTAAGAGAAGTTGTTTCTCCAGGCAAACTAAGTGTTACTGTGATAGTCTTTAAACTTGGAACACTTTCTATAATATAAGCACCGTCAACTGCAACGTCAAAATACTTTATAACGAGTCTAGTGCCTGTTAGCAAATTATGATTTGTATCAAATGTAAATGTACAAGTACCGTTTAGGTTATCAACTACAGTTGTGACCAGTGCATTAACTAAGTTGTTTCTATAAATGTTCCAATCATATGAATTTGCTTTTGCTACCCATATGTTTGTTCCGATAGCAATGTTTTCAAGATTAGCCGCAATATTGGTTAAGTCATCAAAGTTAAAGACTTTTATATCTACATCATCATAGTTTACATACCCTGCAGTAGGAAGTGCTACATCATCAGGGATTGTACCAACTGTTGGCAGTATATTCTTATTGGTAATTTTATAACTTTGTTTCCAAATATTTTCTAATAATATTTCTTGATTTGCAGTGGTTATCTCACCTGGGTCTATAACTGCAACAGTGCTTGGATTTCCAAGAAGTTTGCTTTCGTCTAATCTTAACTCAAAGTAACTTCTATTTGCATTAGCTCCATAAATGCCACGTTGTATTGCCCAGTTCTCTCGTATGTCATATTCAGCTTCTTCTTTGCCGAGGTTAGCAGATTTAAATTGTTCCGCTGCACCTAATGTGCCTTTTGTACCTAGAAACTGTGAATACAATCCTGCTTGCGAAATGTCATCTAAGTTTAGGTTCTGCATATACTGTCTTGGACGGAAACCAATTAGTCCTAATCCTAGTAACGTTGCATCGCTTTCTAAATTTGCAGTGTTGATATCATAGTTTTCACGTAGTGCATCTGCTTTAGTTGCAATGTTAGGCAATAATCCAGTTTGTATCTTATCGTAGTCACTCTTGATCCAATCAGCAAACACAAATTCTGGATTTGGTGACAACAATCTTGTTGCACTCCAGTATGCTTCTTTGTACAACACAATCTGTCCTTTTGTGTAAGACTGATTTGCTACCCATTCTTTGATATTATCTTGGTTAAGAATAAATCCTTGTGCATCAAGTGTACCGTTCCAATCAAAAACAGTGTTGCCGTTTAACAACAGTCTGTTCTGCCTTGCTCCAGTGACTGGATTATAAATTAAATCATTAAAAATACTTACATTATCAAATACAATAATGTGTTCGTAGGACGTATATCTTGCATTCAGAAAACTAAATGTTTGATTGTTTAGTCCTATAAGTTTAAGTTCGTTGTCCAAGCGTTCTACTGCATAGTCCTTACCAAACAGAGGCTCAAAGTTTTGATCAAGCATAATGTCGTTTATGTTTTCATTGTTTAAACTTTCAACAACTGCAAAGTCACGTTGTAACTTTAGTATATCTGCACCAGGATTGAGATTGATTAAACTACCGACTGTCCAGCTTTGCCCTACCCAGTATAAAAACTCTCTTGCCATCTGTGTCCAGTTAACAATTGTATCATTAACTTGGCTATCAAATTGCAATCCTTGCTTTTGTAATAATGCTCCGTAACTGCTAAGGAAATCTACAACTGCATTAGTGCTTGTAAAAGTATATCCATAAGGCACTTGCACAACATTGTCGCTATAAGAATTATTAATTCTGCTCTGTTGTCCATTTACGTCTATACTAGTAAATTTGCCAGTTGGAACACTTTGTAGTATTTCAAAATATGGCTTTGTTGTTGAGTAACCTGATACTGAATATCCTGCACTTGTTCTTTGTACTGTTACTGCACTAAATTGTATTTCAGCAAAACTAGGATTTTTATATAAAAATAAATTGTAACTCTCATCTGGTAAAAGCAAACTACTGTTTAAACTATTTGGCGATGACTTTTCGCTAAAAATCTTTAGGTATGACTTATCACTAAAACTAGCCATTCTATAGCATAATCTAACATCAAGATTAGCCAGTTTGTCTGTAACCACAACAGTGCTATCTATACCTGTTACTCTATTGTAGTCTACAACAAAATTTATGTAACTATTCTTACTGGTTCCGTTGCCATAAATTACAAGTTCTGATGATTCAATTCTAAATCTATCGTTGTACAAATATTGATTGTAATCTGTGTTGTATTTGTATAGGTCTCTGTCAGCAAACAAACTAAAATATTTTGCTGGTTCTGTAAGTGCTAATAATCTCTGTATTGCAAAGGGATAATTACTACTTCTTCTCCACGCAGTCTGTGTTGGAGCATAATCACCTGCTATCCAACTTTTTACAAAACTGCCTGAATCGTAACTACCAACAATACTTTGCATTGGACTTACAAGATTACCTTGTGAATCTGTTGGTAAACACTCGAGCAATTGTGGACGAACAAAATCTTCTACTACAACATTACCTGTTGGGTATGCAATAATTCCTTTTGCCATATCGTCCCATAATACAGTGTTACCACTTGTATAGGGTGCTGGACCATATCTAGTATTCCACCAACTTGGCTCAACACTAAGTCCTACCATTTCCCATGGACGTGTATGTGGACTATCAGTGTCATAGAGATCAAAATATATGCCTCTCCAGAACCCTAACAGTGGATCTCCATCTAGTCTGTTTTGACTGTTACTATAATTCCATGTAAACTGATCATCAGCATTATATGTTTGATCTTTATATGGCACACGGTTAGCACCAACCCATGCAAGGAAACTGGTGTTTAATATGTTGTTTATTTCTGTAAGCGTGTACGCCGTTGTTCTGAACTGTCCAGGTATGACATCGCTAGATCTTAACGGTGGATCGTACTTTTCAGCAACACTAATTTTAATATTGTTGTAGATACGTTTTTCTAATTCAAGTAATACATCGTTTCTGTAATCGCCAGTTTCCCAAGCAACGGTTAAACTTCCATCATGACCTTGAATAACAGTTGTAGGAGTCACATAAGTGTTGTCCACAAACGATTGCGGAAGATACACTGGGTAAAGTCCAAGCATACTCGGAGTGGCTGGAATATAACTTCCATAAGTTGCAGTATATTCGCGAATGGTAATAATATCATCATTTTCCAGCGTGATCTTTTCACTGTTAATTGTAATACGAGGACCATCGGTGGCTACTGTGTATTCGTCACCATCTCCAACTAATATAGTTTGTATGCCAGTGCTTTTTGGAGTGAGATAAACTAATATGCCGTTGTAATTGGCACTTGTAAAATCATAACTGTAAAGAGTGTCAAACACATATGTTGATATAGGACTAAAAGTATATGTTGTTGTTTCAAATTCGTTACCACTTGGAATTGCATCAGTCCAATAAAATGGTGCATTTGCAGTCTTTCCGGCGTTTACAGATAGTAAGGTAGTGTCTAATATGGTTGCAGTAGTTTTACCTGACCAATCGTTATTTGCAACAAAATCTAAAATTTTGTTTTTAGTTTTTGCATATTCTTGACTGTTAAATTCTAATGCACGGAAGTACTCAAACTCTCTGCCGTTAATAAACGGAGTAGTCATTGTTAGTGGCGCACTTTGTTGTAATATTAAATTGCCATATGGTACAACATTGCCAAGATCACGTACATTATTTGATCCGTGTATCTTACCACTAAACTCTTCTAAGTTTTGACAAATACTTTCATAGTGTGTACGTACAGTTCCAAGTGTAAAATTTTCACTGTTCTTGTTCAAAGCGTTTGATTCTAAGTTACTAGGAATAGTATAAAAACCAATTGTACTTGCACTGTTGCTTATAACTTGAATTTCAACCACTGCACCTGTTGCAGGCTCAGTAGCAGGTTGTCCTACAACATTTGCATTGAAAGTAATTACAGTGACGTTGTCTGTATTGGTAGTATAGGTATATGTGTTTGCAAGTACAAACTGTCCGTCAACAAAAACTTTTACAGGTATTTTTGCAGTATCTGTAATAACTGGCACATCTAAAACTAACGGAATACCTGCATAATCAAAAGTAAAACTTTGGCGTTGTACACTTGTATCAAAATGTGTTTGCCATCCAAGTAACTTATCAAAAGTTGATATTGTATCGTACTGTCGAATAATACCTGTGTCAATTTTTTGTGTTGAACTTGTTGCATTTTTTACGTAGGTAAATGTATCTGTATATAAGTTATTATCAAATACAATATCTCCAACATTACTGATTGAAAAATATTTCAAAGGTTGTTCAATAATGGTGTCAGTGGCGCCAGTTCCAACTGCGTAACTGAATATTTTTGTTCCTATAAATGTTGTACTAGGATACACTGATGTATCACTGAGACTATAACCGTTTGCATCGTATACATCAAAAAGTGGTGGTTGATTTGTATCAGTTTTTTGTTGCCCACTTACCCATGTTGTTCCGTTGAACCAATAACTTTTTCCTTGTTCAGTAGTACCACTTAGCACAACAACATTTGTGTTTGTTGGTACTTCTGGTGATGTTAGACTAGCAGCCTGTAGATCAATTGTCTTTACACTACTGTCTTCAAAGTCTACAAAATTTACAGTATAGATTTTATTTTTAACTTGTGGATCACTATCATTGGCAAATATAATTCTTGAGCCTTGTATAAGTGTGTATCCATCAACACTGTAACCTATGCTTCCGTTGACATTTTGAAAAGCGTTTGTTTGTGTAAAATCAATAATATCAACTGGCTCTGTTGCTAGGGTTCCATAGTTGAATAATTTTAAACTTTTTCTAAATTCAAGTATTGGTCGTTTGGCTCTAGCATTGTTATCTATGTCCAAGGCAACATTGTTATATGTTGCAGTAGCACTTAATACATCTATGTGAAACCATCTGTTGCCACGACTCCATGCATTTTGATCAAGACTAGCTCTGTTTATTAACATATAATCTTGTGCAGTAGGAGCATTAGAAGTTGCATCATATCCACCTTCGTCAAAGGATAAACTGTCAAAAGGAACACTTGCACTTATAGTATAGGTTTCAGGAGTTACAAAATCAGTTACTGGAAGTAATTCAATTGCAGTTCCAACACCTTCTACATAATATTGATTTCCTTCGTAACTTGCAGGAACAATTTGTCCTGTGAATTCAACTTTCAATCCATTAGTAAAAATAACTCCGTTTGGTGACGTATACGTTTTCTTTCCAACAATATCTTCGTCAACATTCAAATCTGAAATGTTTGCTTGATCAACTAATCTTATTATGCCAAAATTTAATTCATCACTTGCATCTTGATAGTAAAGTATATCTAAGTTTGCAGTGATAAGAGGTTGTCTTTCAAATACACCATCAGCATTTTTGTAAAAAGTTACGCCAGCATAGTCTGTACCATAGTTGATAATGCTTTTGCTTAGATTTGCAATGTCTTGTACTTTTGTAAGTTCCATAAAAGGACGTGTTGGATTTTCATAGTTGTAACTTATTCTCCATTGCACATAACGCTCTGGGTCAGTTGCCAACGCTACACTATTGTCAAAGCCTGGATTAGGTATACCAGGGTCGTCTTGGTCAAACAATGTATCATCAAACGGAGTAAGTATTTCCCAACCAGTGTCAGTATCAGTGGTAATAATAAGTGTACGATCTTGTAAGTCAGTGATGCCGTCAATGCCGCCATGCTCTTCTAAAAACACATCAACAAACACATTGTTAATTTGATTGAACTGTAATGTGTCTTCGAGTAAATCTGTGCTTCCGATATCAGCAAGTGTAAAATAAAAATTTTGTGCAGTATTACTTGGAACGTTAAATGTCACTGTGCCAAAGTCATCGCCGTTGTTTGTTACACCTAATACTTCTCTTGAGCTTTGGTTTGGTTGTTGTGATAGGACACCGCTTGTACCAGGTTGACTTTGAATCCAAAAATTACGCCCACTATCGCTTACGTTAAAATTATACTCACCTTGCCTAGCAAGATTAATTGTAGGTAACGTGCCTGCATATCCTGAAAATGTATAACCTGTGTTTACATATTTTACATCATAGTCCGCACGTATAGGAATTGCATTTGCAAATACACTTACACTATCAGGACCAGCTGGTACCCAGTAATACTGTCCAAAGTTGACATATTTGTCAAAATCAACCATTGGATCAAAACTATAATATTCACTGTCAAATAATCTGTCATGCCGTGTAGTATTTGCACCTTGTAATTGTAAACTGTCAATTATACCCGGATAGGTAATAGTGTTTAAAACTTCAGTACCGTTGTCGTTTGTTTGTACAACTCCCGGTTCCAATTGATAATTGCTACGTGTTGTTGTCGGCTCAAGCACATAACTGTCTGATGCAGTGACGCCAGGGCCAATCTTACGCCCAATGTAACCTTCAGTAGGTTTAAGTTTTGGATTTTGTGTAAGTTGATCCAGTGTACTACGTAACAACTGCTTGTTAGCAGGTGTTTGAAATATTTCTGGTAAGAAATCTTCTGAGCGTATACGCTTAGCCATACTAGACTACTCCGCTATTTGGTGCAGTTCTTAACTGGCTACCTGTTAGTGCATCAATTACTTGGACATCATTAACTGTGGCAGCATTTACAAATATTTCATTTGCTTGACTACGTATTTCATATAAATCTCCAAACGATTTAAGAGGATCAGTTGGTACTAACACCACTGAACTTATAATACTTCCCAGTCTATCATGCAGATATGCACTAAGCTCACTAAAGAAAAACGTATCACCAAAATCCCAGTTTTCTATTGTAAAATAGGTGTTCATTGCACTTACAACTTGACTTTTAATTTCACTTACACTAGCAGTACTTGCAGTGTTTTTCACACACTTGATAGTTGCTTGTAGTTCAACTGACGCCTTTGTTCCAAATAGTGGCTTAAAGGTTATACTATTCAAAATAATATTGTCACTTATCATCTTGTACTGATCTAGTGTACTATAACTGGTTGTTAACTCATCTATTGTAGGCTTTGCTGGTTCTGTAACAGTGCCTGTACTATCACGTATGTAATTTTGATAAGCAATATAATAAGATTGTGTTACAAGATATAGGTCAATAATATTTGTTGTTCCAGGATCAATACGTCTGCTTAATGGAGCGTTATGACGATATTGAAAATATAATCCTTGTCTGCCAACATAGGTATCATAACCCGTTACCTCTGTAATTGTTCGTAAACCTTCATAATCAACTGTGAGCTGATAAAACTTTTTATCGGTGTATGCATAAAATACTTGTTTATCAGCATACTCGCTTTTTACAAGTTCAATTGCATCTTTGGTTGCAATCGTTCCTATTACTACACCAGAGGCGAGAGGCAAATATCTTTCTAAATTGTCAAAGTCAACTGTTTGTTGCAAGTAGATTCTTTTGTTATTAGGATTCACTGTCGGAGCAACAAGATCTGTAAAGTAGTCTGGATTGTCTGGTATTCCATCATTGTCTGAATCTTTGTAACTTATTCTCACTCTAAAGTCATCGACAAAGCCATCAGTTTCAACAGGTTGATCAATAATGTCTAATACTTCATCACTGTTCAATGTTGTACTTGAATCTGGTTTGTTGTTTGTTTTAAGCACATTTATAAAGTCATTTATAACTGTTCCGGTTTTTGGATCATATACTTTCTGTGTGCCATCATAGAAGAATCTTGTTTCTAACACACTGGCCCAAAAGCGTTGTAGGCTTCTTGAGCTAACTGTATATGTAACTCCATCAGTTGTAAAATCAACCAGCCAGGAATTATCCAGTCCTGTGCCTGATGTATTCTGTGCATATGTTAAACTAAATGTTATTGCGTTGTTGATATTAGTGCTAGTAATCACATACCAAGTACTTGTTAGATTATCATATCCTAACCCAAAATTTCTATATAACTCAATGTTTTCACGCATTGTGGTTTCAATTGCAGTTGGCAAATCTGTAATAAAGTTTGGAATAACTTCAGTTGGTACTGCGTTAGTAGGAATAAAATTGTTTAGCGTGACAGGTCCGGTGCCATCTGCATTATTGCCGACTCCTTGATTTGTCCCGTCAAGTTCTAATGCAGTTACAGTTGCCCATAACACTGTTTTATCTCCAGGCAACGTTGGCGATCCAACTGCTAACCTATTCGTAGCAGTAAAATATTGTCCTGCAGGAGGTGTAAATTTAACTAATCCACCTTGTGCAATATACTTTTTGTTATCACTTGCTTGCGGTCCTACCGGTGCAGGCGCTCCGCTAGCGACAAATCTAAAAAATCCTGTGGTTTCGTTGTTGCTGGTTGTGCTTTGACTCCAGTCTAAATTCAATACTGCTAGGTCTGGTCGAGTAAAGTTTTCATAATAAAACTCTTGCATACCACGACTTGCTAATACCGGCTCGACTTGATTTACAATTACATCTGTAATATCATTTTGGTCAACAAATGTGAAAGTAAAACTAGGTACTGCGGTGTTTTCGTATATTAATCCATCACTAGCAAAAACATTTGTGCTTGAATATTTTCCAGTGATATCTACAAGATCCAAATATCTACTAGTACCAATTGAGCTACGATTAACAGCCTTGGACTTGATTATAGTTGAATAAAGTGTATATGGAAAATTGTTGTAGTCTTCTCCGTTAACCATTCTGTTTTGTGTGTAATATCTTGCAGGAGCACGTTGTTTTATATCGTTAATATTTTCTCTGTTGGCGGCATTGCTCACTGGTTGAGTTAATGCACATGTAAAAGTAAGTGTTTCATTCCTACCTGTACGACTTACATAGCCAATTGAGATGGTTACGTTTTGCATCTCATCTTGATTGATAATATAACTTAATCCGTTACTGGCACGGACATAAGTTCTAAAACTGCCAACTGGTATGCTACTGAACACACCATCTCCAAAGTTTAAATTGATTTGATCATTTGTTCGAGAACTTATTGTAAAGTACCGACGTTGTTCTGGAGTTAGTTCTTCAACTGCGCCTGAGTAAATGTTTTCGACATAGTCCCATTCATTGGTAATATTTCCTTGAGAATCAAGTTGGTACAACCATGTGTCCTCATTGTTAATACCTTCTATGTTTACGTTTACAACTCTGTTGCTTATACGCTCGCCCAAGTTAAAATCTAAGTCTTGTAGACTTCCTTGCTTGAACAAGAAGAAATAGCCAGTGTTTGCACTAGCATATCCTTGTTTATCATTTCTATATAAAATATTAAAAGCACCATTTGGAGCTGGTGATGGCTCGTACACAAATGTTTCATCTTGTGTTGTAGCACATACTGCCTCAAATCCCATTGATGTTCCGTTTACTGTACTGGTAAATGGTATGACTGGTAAAAACCCTTGTATCAGGTTAAGTGCATATTCATCGGTCTGTACGCCTAATATTGTCTGACTGTTTCCAGGACGACCAAAACGTTGACTATTATCTAAAGCCGCATTTACTATCACTGTAAACTGTTCTAGCCAGTTTGCGTTTGTAGTGTCATTCCAGTTTACTGTTACGTTTGAAAGATTTACACCAGTAAAGTCAATGACGCCTTCTGTGGTGCTTATACTTTGTACTTTTAAAAAGCCCGATGCCGCAGTATTACGCTTTGGTGTGTAACTTACTAGTTCTGCTAATCTATTGACACTGTCACGTCTTTCAGCAGTGTCAATGAAGTTCTCTCTAGTGTTTAGATCATTTCTAAAACTACCTGCTTGTCCCATAAATGCCATAACATCAAGCAGTGCTATAAATTCACTTGACTCAATATAGTCATTAAAACTTTCTGGGTAGTATAGACGTATATAATCTATAAAACTTTTACGCAGTGTTTCAAAATCATAACTTTGAAAGTCTGCTTCACGGTAAGTTTGGTAAATTCTCTTCCAATCCTCAACGCCAAATATACTAGTTTGTCTTGTAGTTTTAGCCATATGTATTTCCTTACCTAGTATTTATCATTAAAATAAACTACGTAGTTTATACTAGACGTCTGAGAACGCGGCTCGTTGTGTTTGATTGTCAAAGAACACAGTTAAACTATTTGCATCTTGTCCGGCAATAGTTTGCACTTCAAGTTCACATAAAAATCCATTTTCCTGTGCAAATACATTAATGTCTGATATTTCTATTCTTGGATCTTGAGCAACTACACGCTGTAATTCATTGATAATTGCTTTTGATGTTTGGGCACTTTGTGGTTCAAATATAAGACTCCACATACTAGTTCCAACATCAGGTCTGCCAGGCATTTCGCCTTGTCTGATGTTTAGTGCATTCAATAAGTCTACCTTAATGAGTTCAAAATCAGTAAGGGTATAATTTTTATATCTACCTACTGTGCTATATCCGATTACTGTTGTCATACCGTATTTATGTTTCTATTCCAGTGACTTTTTGACTAGCAATAACTGACTGTACTGCTGTATCTATTTCTTTTCTTATCACAGTGCCAGTTGTGCCAAGTGTACCAGTTGTAAAACCTTGTATTTCACTGCTGATTTTTTGTGTGGTAAGATTGACTGCATACTGCCCGCCCTTAACTAATTCATTCATTTGTCCTGCAGTGATATTTCCGCTATTGGCACCGTTAAAAGTTTTGCCTAGTATTGCACTGCCTTGTGTCCATTTCTTGACTGCGTCTACTCCAAATTTACTCGCACCGCTCACTAGTCCCGCTAGGTCAGCTTCATTTTCTAAACCTGTAACTATTCCTGCATTTTGTAAACTGTTAAGTCCTTTGGTAAACAAATCTGTTTTGGTCAGGTCTTGTATTGCTTCATTGTTTAAAAAGTCGCTTACTCCGTTTATGCCTTGATTTCCGCTCCACACACTCGAACTGCTTAACACAGTGTTTAGGTCTGAAGTAGCATCTTTGAGGAAGAAGTCACTAGTACCTGGTTTTAAGAATCCTGCAGTTTCAAGCTCTGGAGCACTGAAGCCAAATTTTCCAACACCAACTGTGTTTGATATTTCATTGAATCCTTGTGGCACTTCTTTACTTGCTTGTGCCAACATACCGGTAACTTTTTCTGGAGCAATCTTTCCAACATTACTTTTTGCTGACTCTTGTGCTTCGTAGTCGCCTTTTTCAATCTTTTTAATTTCTGTTTTTTCTGTGTTATCAACTGCGTCTTGTGTTTTTTTATCCAATGGTACCGTTTCACTTGTGCTGGCCAAATTAGTGGTTGCGTTTACACCTGTGCCACGCTCAGCATAAGGTTCGTGTGTCGGAGCACGTGTCACTATAGTTTCAATTGCGGCTGGTTCTGGTATCCATCCTTGTTGAGGACTAAATGCAGTGTCAGGTAACCTACGTTTTGGAATTTCTTGTGCTTTAGGGACATCTGGAGCTGATCCGCTGTTTAGTTTTATACATCCTGCTTCTAGTGTAAGT